GCGCCCATACCCTCAGTCAAGAATGAAAGCGGGAAACGCTTGTCTTCCTGGCCGGAGAGGTGGGTAATAACAGGAGAAAGGACGTCCGGCTGAGTGAGGAGAGCAGCAGCGAGGCTATTCTCATCAGTCATAGCCGAACTGTTGAAGGTGTCTTCGTAAAGACGTAGCTTCTTGATGTTGTCAGCAGACATGATTCAAGGGTTTGTATTAAAGGGTTATAAAAGATCTTTCAATGAAGGAAGCTTGGCTGGCGCTTTCGAAGCGGAGTTACGTCCGCCTTTCATACGCTGGCTTGCCGGTTTGTTCTGCTGCAACTTTTGCTTAAGGTTCTGGGCCTTCTTGGTATTCTGGGTATTACTGAGAAGTTTGTTGAGGTCGAAGTTCTTCCACAACAGGTACTCCATAGCGACTTGGGTTTCCAAGTCCATCTTCTCTCTATCTACGAGACGCTGGGTGCGTCCTTGATTGTCAACTGCGTCACTCATCCAAGAGTAAAACTTCTTGCGGTCGGCAGTAGGAATTTGAAAGCCACGAACTTCCCCTGTATCAATGGTGCTTTTGATGTTCGTCCATTGAGTTTGCGCGTTCTGTTGCCGTTGCTGTGCTTCGGCTTTCTGACGCTCAATAAGTGATGCTGCTTCCTGCTCCTGGATTTTCTGCAGCTTACCCAAGCTACGATTAGCTTGACGCTGCAAGATTCCTGCCTCTACGTAGTCCTGCACAGTTTCTGCAACTTCTTCATGGTTATAACCACTACGCTGCAAAAACTCTTCCACAACAGCACGTTGGATAGCTACGTTCTCGTCAGTAATCTCTACTGCACTGTAGTCTACCACAGGCGCGGTGGCCTGGAAGTATTGTTTGGGATCGCCACCATTGTAACGATACTGCAGGTATTGCTCGACATCTGGGAACTGTGTAAACACGGTGTCCAGTTGTTCCTTGGCAATTTCCTGAGCTACAGCATCAGCAAACTTTGCGACTCCATCATAGTCCTCGCTAAAGCTTCCTTCAACCTCGTAGCCCATTTTAGACCGCAAGACGTCAATAACACTTACTTCTTCTTCAGCAGCAGTTGGCGTTTCATCCGCTACTGGTTCTTCAGCAACAGGAGTGTCTTCAGCGACAGTCTCCTCTTTAGACTCTGTTTCCGGGTCTGCTACTTCAGCAGCCGGCTCCTCGGTCTGCGCTTCTGGTTGTACTTCTTCCTGAGGTTCTGGCTCCGGAATAGAAGTCGGAGCATTGTCGTTAAGCAGGTTCGCTACGCTGACCTGACTTAAATCGAGTGATTTTTCTTCTGCCATCTTTACAAAAGTATTTTATATACCGAATATTCTGACGCTTTTTTATACGCGCCTGATTGATTTATTACTATGAACTTTTTTGCCTTTGCACCGCTACTTTTTCTTTCTCTACCTCTAGACGAGCCTTGTCAATATCATCTCTGCGCCCATTTCCATCGGCATCAGAGGTGACTTTCTGAGCAACGTCCATCTTCTTCAACTCCAGCTTCAACACGCGGTCACGCTCGTTTTGATCTGCGTCAAATGCTTGGTTTTGCTGTTGCAGTTGTGCCTGACCCTGCAACTGAGCTTGTGCTGCTTGTTGTTGCATTTGCTGCTGCTGTTGTTGCATTTCTTTTTGCTTCTGATCCACTTCAGCAAGCATCTGCTTGATTTTACTGAAGTTGTTTGTGTCCAGAATCTCTGCAATCGTAGACGGCTGCTGTCCATTCTGCGCAAATGCCATAGTCAACTGCTTCAACTGCTGCAGCTTGTCCTGCTCGCGGCTATTGTTCTTGACAAACACGCCGTATTCTGCTTCTTGGTACTCCTCTGGGTCGATGCTAATCATAGCAGTACGCAAATCGCTGGTGACATAGGTCATCTTCTTGCCCTCACGCCACGCAATCTTGCTTGTATCAATCAAACCGGCGTATTCGCGCTCCAAGAATGTCTCAAAGCGTCGGAAAATCTCCTCACTAATAACAGACGACTGGAAAACCGCACGTTCAGTTACACCAACACCGTCAGATGTCTTGACTTGACCCTTACGTTGGCGTGACACTCCAATATTTTCTTCCCACTCTGCCTTGATTGCCTGCAAAAGCTGGAACTGAGCTGCGATGTACTGACCAAGGGACATGTCAAGCACCTGATATTGGTTGAAAGTCACGCGCTCGCCAGACTTGCCCTCTGCAGTGGAGTCAATAAATGCAAAGCCCATTGCATCGGCGTAGTACATAAACTTCTCCTCGTCCCAACCGTGGCGCTTAGGGATGGTGTTCATCTCCATCAACATGATCTTGTCCTTGTTCTTGGCAATAGACAGCTCAAGTCGGTAGTGGAAAACGTTATAGAGTACCTGGTACGGCAGGCCCATACTGATAACACTAATGTTATCGCTATGTCGGTTGCTGTACACCCGTCCGTTGTAAGGCAGCTTGCATACTGAGATATTGTTCATCTCATTACGCTGTACCGGATGCGGTTGGAAGCTGACGTAGATGTCTTTGTCAATCTGGTAGCCCTCCCATACTTCATTCACCCAGTAGTAAGTAATCTCCTCGCCTTCTTCTGCCTTGTAGGTTTCGTCAACAACCATCTCCTGCTGCTGACCAAGCTCATCTGAAAATGACAAAATACCTACACGGCTGAATGACTTCCAGCAAACATGCAAGACCTCTACCATACGATCAGACTCATCGTCCTCCGGCTTGTTAATGAACATACTCTGCGCACCCCCATAGCCATCACGGGACTTCGCAGTAGGCATTTCCAAACGGTCTATGTCTTTTGGTGACAGCACATCGTAAAACCGGTCAACCACTTGGTTAACACTCATGATCTGACGGCGCACCACCCAATCTGCATCCTCGATATAGTCAACGTCCGGCCCCTTCTCAAAGTCAATATCCAGCGGCGACACAACATCATAGGTCACATCGTTCATGCATACATCCTTGTAGCTGTAGCACTCCCCAGCCACCAACCAGTCGAAAAACATCTTTTGAATCTGGTCTTCCATACCGAGCCAGTCGAACAAGTAGTTCAACACTTCTTGTCCAATGATAGCACGACTGTCACGGTAGTTCGAGTATACCTGCTCCATATACTCCTCGGCAGCGGGCAGCTCTTGGCTTGGCTGCCCAGTAGGAATACCTTGTTCGTTGGCCTCGTTTACAAATACCTGCTCGAGATACTTACGAAACTCACCTTGACGAAACTTGTCAAAGCGAGATTCAATATCTGCATTGCGTACAACAACCTGGTATGACAACGGACGCTTAGCCTTCTCCCCCAGCATCAAATCAACAATGGGTTTAAGAATGTTGTAGTTACGCAAGCGAGCAGGAAAGTTCTTTTTAGCCCATGCCTCACTGTTGTAAGGGTTTGTTACATAGTTGTAGTCAGCCTCCCGCAGGTTGCCGTTATACGCCTCGTAGTAAGTTTGAACAGTGTGCTTTGTGCTCGTGCTAAACGACGAGCGGTTGATGAAAGCACGGATGCACTCCTTCGCCCAGTCCTTTGACTTGCGGGAGCGCGCCATCTTTTGTTTAGGAATTTGAAACATACGTGTTCGTTTTATGAGAAGAAGGCTCGATCAAAAAAAGTATCATTACTTTGTTCCTCTACAACCTGTACTTCTCTTGTATGCAAGTCCTTGAGATGGAACATGCCTACCATGAGTGCTGAGACGCGGTCAAAGTTTCCACGCCTGTTGTACTTTACCAGCTCATCTATCAATGCAATATCATAGATTTGATGTAGATTGAGCCGAATCTCTCCTGACTCGCTACGTCCTCTCGGAGTTTTGAGCCAGTCTCGCAAGTATATCTCTGCTTGACCCTTACGTTCTTTACTACCCATGCTCATGCCGTAACTACGGCCCAGCTTGCGGATACGAACGTTATCTGTCTTATCAAAGATTTCTACTTCCGGAAGCAAGTATTGCATAAGCTTGTGACGCTTTGCAAATGGTATCACTTCGCCCCGGTCATTCTCAAATCCTATGCGAGCATTATAATACTTTGCCAACAAAAATAGTGTATTGTTGTATTCATCCTGCGTATC